TCCAAACGCGGACGGATTCTCGGATCGAAGGTTACGTTGGCTGAGGGTATCGCGGCGGAAGCGATGGCGCGTTACGAGGCGGCCGAGCGGCGTGCGGCATCGGCGCGCAAGCAGTGGGAGGAGGCAGGCGGCGAGTTGACGATCGTGTACGTGAACGGGATGGAGGGGATCAATCCGCTGTTGAAGGTGCTGATCGAGTCGGAGGCTCATGCGGACAGGCTTATGAAGTCGTTGTCTCATCGGCAGGCGCGCCAGGGTCGGCCGACGGGCGCATCGTCTGCGCCGGATCGGGCGGGGCGCGCGAAGTTGAAAGCCGTCGGCTAGATGCTGTGGACGGAAGGCGACATTTTCGCGGACTGGTGTGAGCAGCATTTGATCCAGTCGGAGGACCAGTTCGCCGGGAAGCCGTTGAAGTTGGAGCAGTGGCAGCGTGACTTCTTCGACGCGGCGTTGACCGTCACTGATGAGGAGACGCTCGAGCCGTATTGGAAGACGCTCGCTTTGGTCGTGAGTAGGAAGAACGGGAAGACGGCGATGCTTGCGGCGCTCGCGTTGTTCCGGCTGTTTAACGATGTGGGTCGCCCCGAGATTCTGTTGGCGGCCGGCACCGACAAGCAGGCGGGGAAGCTGTTCGACGCCTGCATCAATTATTTGCGGCGCAATCCGGAGCTCGACGAGTTGGTGCAGCGGCGCGAGTACATCGGCGAGATCGTGCATATCGAGTCGGGCGGCAAGATCATCAGGTTGTCGTCTACTGGCGACACCCTGGACGGCGCCAATCCGTCGCTCGCGATTTGCGATGAGCTTCATGCTTGGACGACTCCGACCCGCCGGCGGGTGTGGGATTCGTTGAACACGGCGGGCGGCGCACGGAAACGCTCCCAGGTGTTCACGATCACGACGGCCGGGGACGCTTCGGCTAGGCATTCGTCGATTCTGGGGCGGATCATCGACGGCACCGAAGGCCGCGGTGACGTCGACCAGCCTCATCCGGGGTTGACGGTGTCGCGCAACCATGAGGGGCGAACGCTGCTGTTCAACTATTCGGCTCCGACGATGGATCCGTTGGACATTCCGGCGATGCAGATGGCGAACCCTGCGTCGTGGATCACGGACGAGTATCTGAAGGCACAGTCGAATGTCGATGGGTTGGCGCCGGCCACGATTCTGCAGTTGCACGGATGTGTGTGGGCGGCAACGGAAACGACGTTCGTTGCGCCGCAGGTGATTGGCGGCGCGTTTCGGGCGGGCGAACGGGTCGATGACGGCGACCGGGTCGTGTTGGGGTTCGACGGGTCGGAGAAGCGCGACGAAACGTGGCTGGTCGCGTGTCGCGTCGACGATGGGTTCGTGGAGCCGTTGCAACGCTGGTTCCGTCCGGCCGGAGCGAATGACGAATGGCGGATCCCGCGGCAGCAGGTTCATGCTGCTGTTGACGAGGCGATGCGACGGTTCGACGTGCTCGAGCTTGCGGCCGATCCGCCAGGCTGGTATTCCGAAATCGACGAGTGGGCCGACAAGTACGGCGAATGCGTAGTGATGTTCGAGACCCGTCAGCCGTCGAAGATGGCGCCCGCTTGCGAACGTACCGAAGCGGGAATGCAGGACGGCACATTTACGTATGGTGGTTCGTTGGCGCAGGTGTTGGCAGCGCATTTCGGCAACTGCGTTTCGGTTCCGTCGGCCTATGGTGTTCTCGTGACTAAGGACTTCAAGGATTCTCCCCGGAAGATCGACGGTGCCGTCGCTTCGATCATCGCTTTCGACAGGGCAATGTGGCATGCGGCAAACACTTCCGCTTACGCCGGACCGCTGGTCGCGTTCTCATGAGGATTTGGTTCGCGGTCGCCGCCTGCGTATCCGGTGCGCTGCTCATAATAGGTGGCATCGCTATGTGGTCGATTCCTGCAGCGGTCATTGTGGCCGGTTGCGCCGTGCTCGCGGCGGGCGCGCTCCTGATTGACGTGACCGAGTGACGAGCCTGGCGCGCCGGCTGACAGGACGGGCCTCCGAGCGGACGTCGGTGATGCCGCTCGGTTTCCAGCAGTGGGTCGACATGGTCAACTATCAGGGAAATCTGTATCCCGTCGGTTTGCAGCAGACGTTGACGGGAGACCGGGAGGAACTGTACGGCGACTACACGGGGCTCGTCAGCGGCGCCTACGCGGCGAACGGGGTTGTGTTCGCCTGCATGTACGCGCGAATGTTGCATTTCACGGAAGCAAGGTTCCAGTTTCGCCAGTTGAGGAACGGACGGCCCGGAAGCCTGTTCGGCACCGCGGCGTTGGCTCCGCTCGAGACACCGTGGCCAAACGGCACCACAGGCGATCTGCTCGCCCGGATGATCCAGGACGTTGATCTGGCGGGTAACGCGTTCATCGTCCGTCAGGGCGACCGGCTAGCACGGCTGCGTCCCGACTGGGTCAGCATTCTGCTCGGCTCGACATCCGACCGGGAAACATGGGTTGCCGGCGACCCCGACACCGAAGTCGTCGGCTACATCTACAAGCCCGGCGGGTTACGCGGCACCGAACCGGAAATGGTGTTCCCGGCTTCGACGGTGGCGCACTTCGCGCCGATCCCCGACCCGCAGGCGATCTACCGGGGCATGTCGTGGCTGACACCCCTGATCCGCGAGATCCAGGCAGACCAGGCAATGACCGCGCACCGGCTCAAGTTCTTCGAGAACGGCGCCACCGTCAACCTCGTCGTGAAGCTGCCGAAGGAAGCGGCGCCGACGATGGATCAGTTCCAGGAGTGGGTGAAGGTGATTCGCGACGGCCACGAGGGCGTCGCGAAGGCCTACCGGACGATGTTCCTGGGAATGGGGGCGGACGCAACACCCGTCGGAAGCGATTTGCAACAAATAGATTTCAAGGTCGTGCAGGGCGCTGGCGAAGTCAGGATCGCTGCTGCCGCAAGAGTGCCGGCGACCCTGTTGGGGATCAGCGAAGGGCTGCAAGGCTCGACGTTGAACGCTGGCAACTATGCGTCCGCCCGGAGGAACTTCGCTGACGGTTTGTTGCGGCCGCTGTGGCGAAACGCGGCCGGGTCTCTCGCGTCGATCATCCAGGTGCCTTCCGGCTCCGAGCTCTGGTACGACGACCGCGAGATCGCTTTCCTGAAAGAAGACGTTCGTGATCTCGCAGACATTCAGCAGATCCAGTCGCAAACCGTCGTCGCCTACGTCAACAGCGGATTCACGCCAGAGTCAGCGGTGCAGGCAGTCGCGGCGAACGACGTCACCGCTCTCGTTCACACGGGAATGCTGTCGGTGCAATTGCAGCCTCCGGGAACGGAACCGAGCGCTCCCAATAACGCGCTCCCGACAGGATCGTTGAACGGTAGTAGTCCGATGGTTCCTGCACAATTAGAAGCATAATGAGGAGGGAATAACGTGGCGGACATAAAGCCGTTTCCGAAGGACGATCTCGTTCGCGCGGTCTTCCCTGCCGATCTCGAGTTGCGTGCCACGGCAGACAGTGAAATGCCGACGCTAACAGGTCATTTCGCTGTCTTCAACGAGTTCACGGAAATCAAGTCGATATTCGAAGGTCATTTCATGGAGCGGATCGCCCCGGGTGCGTTCGCTAAAACGTTCCGTGAGCAGACGCCGAAGGTGCTGTTCAACCACGGGTCAGACCCGCAGATCGGCAACAAGGTGCTCGGGTCGGTCACGTCGGTCGTTGAGGACGGGCGTGGTGCCGCCTACGACGTCGAGATGCACGACACCTCTTACAACCGCGATCTGCTGCCCGGGCTGCGTGCCGGCGAGTACGGTGCGTCATTTCGTTTCAAGGTTGTGCGCGAGGACATTGAGCGCCAACCCGGCAAGTCCGACTGGAACCCCGACGGGCTGCCCGAGCGGACGATCACGGAGGCGTCGGTCGCGGAGTTCGGCCCCGTCACGTTCCCGGCCTATTCGTCCGCGACGGCGGGTGTCAGGTCGCTGACCGACCAGTATCGGATCGCCCAGTTCGTCGGCAGCCTCGACCGCGACAAGATCGAGCGGATGGACACCGAGGATCTCGCGAAGCTCGCGGAAATGATCCAGATCGGCGCCGACTACATCGACGAGCAGGACGCGCCAGCCAACCAGGCGAACGTGTCGGTGATGGAACAGGTATTGGAGACGTTGGCCGGTTTGGTTCCCGCCGCTGTGGCGGAACCGGCAACCGTGGAGGCTTCGACCGCAACGGGCTCGGATGAGCACGCGAGAGAAGCCGACGGACCCGAAGACGAAGAAGAAACGACGACGGCCGCTGCGCCGCCCCACCCTGCCATCTTGGAGCGCCGGGACACCCAGCCGCATGAGCGTCGCGCCAACAACGACGACACGAAAACGGAGGACACGATGGACACGACCAGCATCGGTGAGATGCGGGCGCGGCAGGACGAGATCAAGGCGCAGCTCGAGGAGATCGCGAACGAGAACCGCGGCGCCGTCCTTTCCGCCCAGGATCAGGCAGCATGGGATCAGTTCGAGGCCGAGTGGGACGACCTCGACAAGCGCTGTTTGGCCGAGGAGAACCGGCAGCTGCGGCTCGAGAAGATGGTGGCGGGCGGCGGCACCCGGGAGGCGGGATCGCAGACGGCAGACGTGTATGTGACACGCCGGGCCGGCAAGGACAAGACGCCGGAGAACGTGTTCGACGTCACCGCCTACCACGGTCTCGCGCGTGACCAGTCGCAGATGCTTCGGATGCTCGGCGACGGCGCAAAGAGGGCGCTCGAGACGTTCGACTATCCGCACCCGCAGGCGGACAAGGACAAGATCAACTCGCACGTCGAACGGATCCTGGGGCAGGACAGCCCCGACAGGGAGATCGCTCAGCGGATCCTGACGACCGGCTCCGAAATCTACCATCGGGCGTTCTGGAAGCACATCACGTCGCAGCCGATGACGAACGAGGAGCAGCGGGCGTTGGCGGTCGGTGCGGCGGCAACAGGTCAGGCGGCCGTTCCGGTCGACCTCGACCCGACGATCATCCCGACGTCGAACGGAGCTCTGAACCCGCTGCGGCAGATCAGTCGCGTGTTCACGACGACGTCGTACCAGTGGTCGGGAGTCACGTCGGGCGGCATCACGGCGAACTACCGGGCTGAGGCCGCGATAATGACGGACAACTCGCCGACGCTGGCGGCCCCGTCGATCATCCCCGAGCGCGTCGACGCGTTCGTTCCGTTCTCATACGAGATCGGGCAGGACTGGGGTTCGCTCGAGTCAACACTCGCAGCCGAGATTCAGGATGCGAAGGACACGGTGGAGTCGCTCAAGTTCAGCGTCGGCACCGGGCACGCGTCGAACGAGCCGCGAGGCGTCCTGTATGGCGACGTGGCATCGGGCCCAGTCACCTACCAGTCGTCAGCGGCGACGGCGTTCTCGGTCGTCGACCTGTACAACCTCGAGTCGGATCTGCCGGCACGGCACATCCCGAACGCCTCCTGGGTCGCGACCCCGGGAATGTTCGCGAAGGTGCGGCAGCTGGACACCGCGGGAGGCGCGAACCTGTGGGTGCAGTTGGCCGACGGGAACCCGCCGCAGTTGCTTGGCTACCCCGCCTACAAGGCGTCGAGCGTCGGCACCGCCGGCCCGGGTCTCGCGACGACCGTGAAGTGGGGTGTGTTCGGCGACTTCAACAAGTTCGCGATCGTCGATCGGATCGGAATGTCGATCCGGATCATCCCGGATCTGTTCAACGGCAACACCACGGGCGGCATCACGTACCCGCGGGGCCAGTCCGGGCTCGTCGCGTTCTGGCGCAACTCGGCCGGCGTCATCGACCGGAACGCATTCCGGGTCGGGACGATCCAGTAGCAGGCCACTGAACCTGATCGGGGCGGGCGGGCTGTCGCGGGGCCGCCCGCCCCTGTCAGGACACCGCGACACACGAAAGGGAACCCCCAAGATGTCAGCAGCGAAAATGATGATTTGCCGGGAGTCGTTCTGGACGACCGTCGACGGAAAATCCGAGCTGATCCGCGAGGGCCGCACCCTCGTCAGCGAGGACAGCGACATCTACCTGCGGTTTCCCGAAAAGTTCATGGAAGCGGAGGCGCAGTACCGCTCCGACGTGGAGCAGGCGACAGCGGCTCCCGGCGAGCGAAGGGTGGTGAAAGTCTGATGGGTCTTCCTCTTCCGTCAACGATCGGCCAGTGGGGCGTCTCGTTCACGGGCGGCACGAGCCCCGGCCTCGAGAAGCTCGACACCGTGCCGGCGGGAAAATACTGGGCGTTGAAGTCGGTGCAGCAGGTTTTGGTGAAGGGCGGCGCCGGAGGCACTCCGATCCCCGTGTTGCAGCTCGCGAACGCTGGCGGAACAGTGTTCTTCGAGTCGTTCGGAGCCATCCCCGGTTCCGGACAGCCGGTCTCGACGACGTGCACGTACACGTGGGCTCCCGGGCTGACGCTGTCCGCTTGTGCTGGCGTCACGACCGGAGTGCATGCCACAGCACCGCTACCGGACGGGCTGATCCTCGGCCCCGGCTACCAGATCAAAACGTCCACGTTGAACACGGTGGGAGGCACATCGAACTACTCGACAGCCTCCTACGTGATCTGCGAATTGGGATGAGCCTGATTGCACGTTGAATGTCACCCCGCGACGAAAGGCACGACCTGATGGCTGACATAGTTTGGTCTTCGAACGCTCCCTGGTCAACCAGCGGATATGGGAATCAGACGGCGATGTTCGTTCCGCGATTCGCGGAAGCGGGGCACAACATGGCGATCTCGTGTTTCTACGGTTTGGAGGGCGGCTGCCTCGAGTGGAACGGAATCAAGTGTTATCCGACCGACATCACCCGTTTCGGCGCCATGCTGCTGGGCGAATATGCAGGGCATCATGCGGGCGGCGACCGCACAGCACCGCTCGTGATGACGCTGCAGGATCTGTGGCCGCTCGTGCAGGGGCTCCCGAACCTGCAGGGCATCCGGTTTGCCTGCTGGACGCCAGTCGACCACGATCCGCTGCCGCCGATGGTCGGCCAGTTTCTTCGCGAGTCGGGCGCACAGACGATCGCAATGTCTCAACACGGGTTGGGTGCGTTGCAGCAGGCGGACTTCGAGGCGCTGTACGTTCCTCACGCCGTCGACACGAAGGCGTTTCGTCCTCGCCGCGACGAGCGGGACGCTTTGCGGACCGCTCTGAAGGTGCCGACGGACGCGTTCGTCGTCGGCATGGTCGCGAACAACCAGGGGCTGCCGTCCCGTAAGTGTTTCCCGCAGGTGTTCGAGGCGTTCGCACAGCTTCGGAAGAAACACACTGACGCGGTCATGTACGTGCACGCCGACGTGCATGGCCGAAACGGCGGCGTCAACCTGATCCAGCTTGCGTCGTCGTGCGGAATCGACCCCGACTCGATGCGAACGTCCGATCAGCTGGCGCTCGCGTTGGGGATCCCGCAGCCCGTGATCGCCGAGATCATCAACTGTTTCGACGTGCTGGCGATGCCGTCAATGGGGGAAGGGTTCGGGATCCCTCTGATTGAGGCGCAGGCGTGCGGCGTGCCGGTGATAACGACGGAGTGGACGGCGATGACGGAGTTGTGCGGCGCCGGCTGGCTCGTGCAGGGCGACAAATGGTGGGATCAGATGCAGGGCGCCTACCAGAAGGTTCCCTATGTGGCTGACATCGCGGAGGCGATGGATAACGCCTACAACGACGCCGAAGGGCTTTCCGAGCAGGCCGTCGCGTTCGCCGCAGCCTATGACGTTGACAGGGTGATGGTCGAGCATTGGTTGCCGACCCTCGATCTGGTCCTGCGACCGCGTGAGGTGCCGGCGCTCAGGATCGCAGCATGACGACGATCGCTGTCTGTACCGCTTGGCGCGACCATCTTGAGCTCGCACCCGACTATTTCGCCGCCGTCGAAACGGGAAAACCGGATCAGCTCGTCATCGTCGATGACGCGTCCGACCCGCCGCTCGAGTTCGCGGCCGCCCGAATGGAGGAGCCGTCGGGGTTCTGCACGACCAACAACGTCGCTCTCGCGCTTGTCGAAACCGACGCCGTCGTGATGCTCAACAACGACGTTGCGATGCTGCGACCCACATGGCTGCAGGAGATCCGCGACCGCGTCGAACCGGGCGTGATCCTGGCGCCGCTGCGTTTCGACCCGCACGGCGCCGTCGACGACGTCGACTACCCGTATGCCGACGGCTGGTGTTTGGCGGCGATGACGGAGGATCTAAGACGAATTGGCGGCTGGGACGAAACCTACGACGTCGCCGGCCCCGCCTACTATTCCGACAACGCGCTGTCGTTCCAGGCGCGCATGCAAGGGATGCTGCTGCGCGAACTGCGACCGGGATTGCGGCACTTCGGCGGCCGCACCGGCGGACAGGATCAGGTGCGATTCGAGTTGGCGCTGGCGGCGAACAGAGTTCTGTTCGGCGACCAGGTGCGGGAAACGCTCAAATGAGGTTCGCGATCTGGCAAAACTGCGGCAAAGGAAGCTATCTGCAGCAGCGGCTGGTCGAACAGGGACACACGGTCGCCGAAACCGTTGACAGAACCGACGTCCTGATCGTCGACTGCGACTGGGCGTGGGCGCACCCTCGACCGGAGCTGATCCGGCTCGCGAAGCAGGCGGGCGCGAAGGTGGCGGTCTACCCGCACGGCGGCGCACCCACCGTCTTCGTTTACGACGGCCTCACCCCGCCCGACGAGAACGTCGACCTACGGCTCGAGCACGGACGAGGGCCAATCGAGATTGCCCAGTTGCTTGGCCTCGAGCTGAAGCAAAAGGAAACCGGCTGGCTGTTCTCACCCGCGCGACCGTTCGAGCCGGTCGAGAATCCCGTCAGGCTGCTGTTCGCACCGCAGCATCCGAACATGGAGATGGTTCACGCGGGCACGAACGGCCACGATTCAGGCCCGAAGCTGAACCAGGCCGTTTACAAGGATCTGCTCAAACTCGGCTACGAACTCACCGTCACGTCCGTCGGGCCGCTGTGGAAGAACGGCGTTTGGGCGCATCCCGGTGTGGCGTTCGTCGACAATCCGAACATGGAGTTCCAGCAGTCGTTCGCGCTCGTCCAGCAGGCCGACGTCGTCGTCGGCGCCGGATCGGTCGCTGCAGCTGCAATAGCGTCAGGCAAACCTACGGTGATGCTCGGCCAAACGAACCTGGCTGATTACGTGAACGGCTCCTACTGTTGGCCCAACAACACCGACTTATACGCTGATCTGCTGCGCTACCCACTCGACGTCGAGTACGGCGAGCTCGACGAGCTGATAGTCGCCGCCTGCGACGGCGACGACGGTGCCGCCGAATGGCGAGACCGTTTCGTCGGCGACGACGGCACCCTCGAAGCGATTCGGCTGCTAGAGCAACTCGTGGAAAATCGGGTGCTGTCATCCACCGCATCAGTCATCATTGACGGTGTGACCGCACGAGCAACCGGAATCGGAGGATAGGGAAATGGCCGTAACAGCAGTCTTTTACCCGCTTGGCTTGAAGGACGCGCTTGCCGGCGGCACAGTGAACCTGAACGTCGGCCCTTTGGGCGCCGTTCTGTTGACCGGATACACGGTCGACCAGGACAACCACCGCTATGTGACGAGCGTGATGTCGAAAGAGATCACAGGCACCGGCTACACAACGTTGGGCGCGACCGTGTCGAACTCGACTATCTCGTATGACGCTGCGACGAACGAGATCCGCTGGGACTTCGACGACCCAACGTGGACGTCGGCGAGCTTCAGCGCGTCAAGCATGGTCGTTTACAACCGGCGGGCCGGAGGGACGACGACGTCGTGGGAGGCGCTGATGTACGTCGAGTTCGGCGGAACCCAAACGGTGTCGTCGGGCACGTTCACGTATGTCGTCCCGGCTACGACGGCGGGCGCGATCACGGTCGCGTAAGCGGGGCCGGGAGCGTCCGGCACATGGCACAGCATCATCACGAGGGAACGCTGACACCCGTTTCTGGCGGCTGACGCCGTGTCGATCGACCGAACCGTTTCGGCGGTGAACAAGTAGATGGCAAGACCGTCTTACGTCAACGCGGGAACGGGCATCACCGACGCGACGGGCGGCTGGACGTATGCGGGCCCGGCTGCTGCGACGGCGGGGAACCTCGTCATCTTGCAGGTGGGGGAGGACGGGCCGACGGGTGGCGCTGTTATCGACAGCGCATCGGGGATCAAGAACCTTGCTGGTACGGCAAACGTTTGGGATCTGATTGGCGAGTTCAGCGTCGGCACGGCTTCCGCGGCCTTCCAGAAGCTGTGGGTTGGACGCACGACAAGCACCGGGTCGACGCACACCGCGACAGGAAGTAACGCGTCGGGCGACGACCTGTATGTCCGAAGCTATGAGTTCTCGGCCGTCAACGCCGGCACGTCGATAGCGCAAATCCTCGAAAACACGACGGCGGGCACGTTCACGGTGTCGAAGGGGTTTGGCGGCACGATCACGGCTGCGACTGTCGTGACGACGGACATTGAGAGGTTGGCGATCAACCTCGTGATGGTCAACAACGACAATGCGGTCGCCGCTTTCACCGGCGGGTACGGAGGCCCGTGGGCCGAAGCGGTCGCGGAGTATTCGACGGCAACGGGAACCGACGCCACGATACAGCTGCAGACCGCGACGCCCGAGGAAAGCTATCTGACGGGCACCACCGCCCTCTTTGGGGTGCAGGGTGCCACCGGTATTCAGGAAATGTGGGGGATCCCGTTCACGGCGGCCGGTACGAACCTCCAGTCCGTCGTTCTTTCTTGTGCCGCGGTAGGCGGATCCGACCCTGGTGACAACCTGGTTGTGGAGATCCAGACGGATTCGGCGGGAAGCCCGTCGGGCACCCCGGTAGGTTCGTCTCCCACGCTGGCATGGTCGGCGATGACGGCGTGGGGAACCTTCAGGGACGAAACGTTCGCGGTCAGCGCGACCCTCGTAGTCGGAACCTCCTACTGGATTGTGACGCGGCGGTCGGGTGCGCGTGACGCGGTCAACTACTACTACCTGAACGGAGCTGACCCGGCCACCGTGCCAGGGATCCCAAAGTCCAGATCGAGCGGCACCTGGACTCCCGCCACCAGCACATCTGACATGAACTACAAGCCGAACTACGCGGCTGTCACGGTCGGCGGCCCCAACACATACGGGATGGCGCTCGCCGACAGCTGGGGGGTTGTCGGGTTCGCACTTAAACCTGTTTCGTCCGGCATCACGAACATCAGCATCACCGGCGTTCGAGCGACCGCAACGGCGGCAGGCAAGATCGGCACCGTCAAGTACGACTACCGGCTCACGGGTGTTCGCGCCACTGCGACGGCGGCAGCGAAGCCGGGCTCGCCGAAGGTTGCCGCCACCGGTGTTCGCGCGACCGCCGCTGCCGCAGGCAAGCCGGGCACCGTCACCGCCGAGCAGAACATCAGAATCACGGGTGTTCGAGCCGCCGCAACGGCCGCAGGCAAGCCGGGCACCGTTGTGTTCACGTCGACCGTCACCGGCGTCCGCGCTGCCGCGACTGCGGCAGCGAAGCCGGGCACCCCGAAGGTTGCCGCCACGGGCGTCCGTGCTGCGGCGACCGCGGCGGCGAAGCCGGGCTCGGTTGCGTTCACGTCGACCGTCACCGGCGTCCGCGCTGCCGCGACTGCGGCAGGCACGCCGGGCACGCCCAAGGTCGCCGCCACCGGTGTTCGCGCTGCAGCCACAGCGACGGCCAACCCGGGCAGCATCTCGAGCGGCGCCAGCATCACGATCACGGGAGTCCGGGCAACGGCGACCGCGGCAGGGAAGCCGGGCACCCCGACGATCAAGATCGGAGGCGTCCGCGCTGCGGCCACGGTGGCGGCGAACGCAGGCCAGGTCAATTTCGGGATCAGCGTCACCGGCGTCCGCGCAGCCGCAACTGCCGCGGCGAACGCCGGCACCGTCAGGGTTTCCGCCACCGGTGTTCGTGCTGCCGCAACGGCAGCAGGAAAATCCGGCACCGTCAGCGCCGCCGTCACGATCACGGGCGTCCGGGCTGCGGCCACGGCCGCAGGAAAACCCGGGACTGCCCGCATCTCGGTCACTGGTGTCCGTGCCACGGCTGCCGCAGCTGCTACGGCGGGCTCGACGCGGCAGACGGTGTCGGGTGCGCGAGCGAGCGCCACAGCCGCAGCGAAACCCGGCACCGTCAAACTCTCGGTCACCGGAGCTCGAGCGGCAGCAACAGCATCTGGGAACGCGGGCAGCGTTTCGTCCGGCGCCAACATGCTCATCACCGGCGTCAGGGCGACAGCGACCGCCGCCGGAAATAAAGGTAGCCCGAAACTGGCGCTTACCGGCGCTAGGGCGCTCGCCACAGCCGCAGCGACAGCCGGCACGGTCGCGTTCACCTCCACCGTCACCGGCGCCAGGGCGGCAGCGACCGCGGCGGCGAAACCCGGCACCATCAGGATCGCCGTCACCGGCACCAGGGCCACGGCGACCTCGACAGGAAACGCCGGAACGCTCCTCAACACCGTCCACCTATCGGTCGCAGGAGCACGCGCTACAGCATCGGCGGCAGGGAACCCCGGAACCCCGAAGGTCGCGCCGACGGGCGTAAGAGCGGCAGCCACGGCCGCAGGGACGCAAGGAACGGTCAAGGTCGCCGTCACGGGCGTAAGGGCGCTCGCGACGGCTGTCGGTAACGCAGGTTCGCTGATCGTCGGCGGCTCCGTTTACGTCTCGGGCGTCCGTGCGGTCGCGACGGCAGCGGCAAAGAACGGCGCTCTCGCCTACGACTGCCGGCTCAGCGGAGCACGCGCCGCGGCGACAGCTGCAGCGACCGCGGGAGCCCCCAAACTCTCGTATCTCGGTGTTCGCGCCCCTGCCGCTGCGGCCGCACGGGCGGGCAGCCCAACGATCTTGATCCCCGGGAGACGTGCAGCAGCGAGCGCAACCGGGAACGCCGGCACGGTCAGCGTCGTCGGCCCTGTCAGCATCACGGGCGTGCGCGCCCTGGCGACCGCGGCGGCAGGCGCGGGCAGCCCGAGGCTGCGTCTCGCAGCGGGAATCAGGGCGACCGCCACGGCTGCCGCCACCGTCGGCACGCCGCGCATCTCGATCACGGGCGTCCGCGCGACCGCCACAGCAGCAGCGAACGGCGGCACCGTTAACCTGTCGAGCTCGCTGGCAGGCAGCCGCGCCCTGGCGACCGCGACCGCGACAGCAGGAGCGCCACGGATCAGGCTTAGCGGCGTTCGGGCGACAGCGGCTGCGGCTGCGGCGGCGGGCGCACCCTGGCTCGCGATCAGCGGCAGCCGCGCCACCGCGACAGCGGCAGGCAAGGTCGGCTACCTCTCGTTTACCTCGTATGTCGTGGGCGTCAGGGCGCTCGCGACCGCCAGCTGCAACGCCGGCAACGCTGGCGCGGGCGCTGGACCGTCGTTCACCTATCGGACGCTCGCGCCGGGGGCGAACGGGCGAACGCGAACACTGATATTGACCGATGGCGAACCTACAATCGTGAGAATGAATGGCAGCAGAACGAAAGCGCCGGTGGGCTAATGCCTGACCCGGATTTCCTGATAAAGCAGGGCGACGGAGCGTCGCGTCTGGAAGCGACGGTAGAAAACTCCGGTGGCACCGCTGTGTCGGTCGAGAACGCAACCGTTATCTTGCGGATCGCCCCTATTTCCGGCGGAACATTGACGGTCGCCGGAACCGCGATTATCGATCAGGTCGGTAACGGAACGGGAGGCACGGGGGCGATGGGACAAATCCATTACAACTGGGGTGCGAACGACACCGCCGTGCCAGGGTTGTATTGCGGCGAATGGCAGGTGCGGTTCGCGTCCGGAACCGTGCAAACGTTCCCGAACGCCGACCCGTTCCTCGTCCAGGTGACGGCGGCGATCGGATGAGCAACTACGTGCAGCTGACCGAACTGAAGAACACGTCCGAGCTGATCGGGTTTTCGTTCGCGGATTACGACGCGCAGCAGGCGATCAACGCTGCCGAAGCAGGGATCGAAGAGTATTGCGACCGCACGTTCTATTCGTCCGGCACAGCCGTGTCACGCTACTACTCGGCGACGGAGCTCGGCTACGTGCTTATCGACGACCTGATCTCGGCGGCGACTGTCGCGACCGACACGGACGGGAACGCCACCTTCGAGACGGTGTGGGCGTCCAACACCGATTATCTGTTGTGGCCGTACAATGCGACGGCGGACGGGAAACCGTATGAGCGGCTCGAGCCGAACCCCTATTCGAGCCTGCGTTTCTCGACGGCACCGCGGTCGGTGCTCGTGACCGGCCAGTTCGGCTGGCTGACAACCCCGCCGCAGGTGAAGGAAGCGACGACGATCATGGCGACCCGGCTGCTGCGCCGGGCACGGGAGGCGCCGTTCGGCGTCGTCGGCTTAGGGATCGACAACGCACCAGTTCGGATCTCGAGAATCGACCCTGATGTTTCGTGGCTGCTTGACAACTTGGTGCGCGGCTCCGGGGTGCTGGCCGCGTGAGCGCCGACATCTCTGACGTGCGGGTCGCGCTCGCGTCGGCGCTGCGGGTCATTCCCGGCATGCAGGTGTCGGCGTGGCAGATGGCGAACGCGACGCCGCCGTGCGCGCAGATCACCCGCGGTCCCGTCGAGTACGACCAGGCGATGCACGGCGGTGTTCACCGACCTAACTTCACCGTCACCGCGTATGTGGCGCTGGTGTCGGATCAGGGAGCTCAAAGACTGCTCGACCGTTATCTCGCGGCGGACGGTGACCTGTCGGTCAAGCAGGCGTTAGAAGCCGACACGACGCTCGGTGGTTTGGTGCAGGACTTGCATGTGACGGGCGCTACCGGCGAGCAGCCGTATGCGCGAGACCAAGGCGGCCCGGTCTTAGGTTCTGACTGGTCTGTCGAAGTGTGGCTCTAGGAGGGAATTGTGGCTTACGTATTGCGTAACGCAGTGGTGCAGTTGGACGGCACCGACATTTCAACGTCGATCCAGTCGGTCGCGGTCGATATGTCGGCAGCCGATGTGAACGTGACGGCGATGGGCGCCGGCGGACAGCAGCATCTCGCCGGAATCCGCGACGACAAGTTCACGTTCACGGCGTTCTCGGCGTTCGGTGCGAGCACGTTGCACTCGATCGTGAACGCGAAGTTCGTGGCGGCGGGAACGCTCGAGGTGGTCGTCTACCCGTCGGGAAACACGGTCGGTACTCTGAACCCGAAGTTCACTGGGTATTGTCCGCTGCTGACCTACAATCCGGTGTCGGGAGCAGTGGGCGACGCCGCGATGACGCCGCTCGAGATGCCCGTCAACGGAACGATCACGGTCGCGACCTCGTAAATGCCGCCTGTCGGTGAGATCCGAGTCGAAGGCCTGCGGGAGCTGAGCAGGGCGTTGGCGGAGGCCTCACCGCAGGCGCGCAAAGAACTGCGTGGCGTGTTGAGGGATGCAGCCAGGCCAGTCCAACGACGGGCGCAGTATCTCGCTGCCGTCGAGATCACGAACCTGGATGCGGGAGACCCGTGGGACAAAGCGAGGATCGGAATCACCCAGAAAGAGGTGTATGTGGTTCCAAGGCAGAAAGGCGTTCGAGGCAGGGGAAGGAAGCGGCGCAGCAGGTTCGGTGAGCTGCTGATGGAGAAGGCGTATCAGCCGGCGCTCGAGCAGAACAAGCACGAGATCGTCCGGTCATTCGACGCGATGCTTGACCGGATTGCGGAAAGGATCAACGCGGCATGAGCGAAACGAAGATCGTGATCGAGGGTGTGCAGGCAGGCTATGACGGCGAATACGACGTCGACCTGGGTTACTTCACCAACCGCGAACTTCACACGATCAAGCGGCTGACCGGATTGCGGGTCGGCGAGCTCGACGAGGCGATGCGGACGGGAGACTCGGACGTGCTGGTCGCGTTCTGCGTGCTCGCGTTGCAGCGACATGGGAAACCGGTTGACGAGGACGCGTTGTGGGACGCGCAGGCAGGGTCGATCACGATCGTCGTTGGGGAAGAGGAGGCGCTCCCCCCGCCGGTCGCGCTGCTGTCGAACGAGACGCCTACAACCAGCAGCGCGACTCCGAGTTCTTCTGGCGACGATTCGACGAGCGATTCGGATCCTCCGGGGAGCGACCCGAATCTTATTGGGATGCTGGAATCGGTCACGCATGCGGTCTGACACCGAACGACATTGGGGGAATCACTCCGCAGCAACTGTTGGAGGCGGCTGATTTGAGTGAGGCGCTGCTAGGCAAAGGCGGCTAGGTGGCCCAGGTCAAGGTCAAGATCCTCGGTGACGCAACGTCGCTGGAACGCAGCTTCAAACACGCTGCGACAGCGGCGCACGGGTTCAACCGTGCGATAGGCGGCATATCGTTCGGCACGCTGGCAAAGGTCGGAGGAGCCATCGCAGGGCTCGACCTGCTGGCGAAAACGGTTCGCGCCGGAGTGTCTGAGTTCGCCGACCAGCAGAAAGCCACGGCGCAAACGCAGGCTGTGCTGAAATCGACGGGGGCGGCCGCAAACGTGACGGCGAAACAGGTGGATGCGCTGGCAGCGTCGATCTCGAACTACTCCGGCATAGATGACGAAGCGGTGCAGGCTGGCGAGAACATGCTGCTCACGTTTGTGCAAATCCAAAATCGGGTGGGGAAAACGAACGACATCTTCGCGCAGGCGACGAAGGCGACCGCCGACCTTTCCGTGGCAATGGGGATCGACATGAAGAAAGCAGCACTCCAGGTTGGGAAGGCGCTGAACGATCCCGAGCGCGGCTACGCACGACTGCAAAGGATTGGTGTTGCGTTCACGAAGTCGCAGGTGGCAGCAATCAAAGGATTCTCGAAACTAGGTGAGACGGCGAAGGCACAGAAGGTAATCCTGGCTGAACTGACGAAGGAGTTCGGCGGCTCGGCCAGAGCTCTGGGTGACACGATTCCCGGGAAGCTGAAGCGGCTGCAGGAAACGTTCAAGAATCTCGCCGGCAGCATCGTGGGGCAACTGGCTCCCGCTTTCGACGTTGCGCTCGGCAGCTTGCTGAAGTTCTCAGACGAGCTGACTAAGGCCAAAGGGTTGCGAGCCAAGTTCGACGTGGTGTTCGACACGACGAAGAACCTCGCCGGGAAACTGCAGTCGACACTGTCGGCGGCCGTCGCTGCCGTTGATTGGGATGCCGTGTGGGCGAAAGCGACGGGGATCGGCGACGGTTTGCAAGCGAGGATCGAACAGGTTGACTTCTCGCGGGTGGGGGAGCGTATCGGGCAGGGGATCGCGGACTCGATCAAGAAGGCTGCGTCGGCGACGAAAGAGATCGCCGGACGGATCAGCGACGTGATCGCCGCCATCGATTTCGTGGCGTTGGGGAAGAAGATCGGGCCGGGACTGGCGGCTGCGATGGTGACGGCGTTCGTGACGTTGACCGACCCGATGTTCTGGATCAAGAACTGGGATTTGGCGTTGGCGGTGGCGGCGTCGGTGTTCACGAAAGGGATCGGCAGGATCGCAGGCAAGCTCGGTGTGTCGTTGGCGTTGGCTGTAGCGGTGCCGCTCGAGCGACTGTCGCCGAGGATCGCGGCCGCCCTTGTTTATCCGCTCAGGGCTGCGGGGAAGGCGGCTGCTGACGGCGTGGTCGCGATCGTCGGGATCGTGGAGCGACTGTCGCCGAGGATCGCGGCCGCCCTGTTACGTGCGTTGGTTGCGTTGCCGGGCCATGTGGTTGCGCCTCTGGCGGCGCTCGCCCGAGTGGTCGCCGACAAGTTCAAGGCGCTCGGGACGGTTTCCCGGTTCGTGGTCAAGGTGCTGGGGATCCAAGCCGTGATCGACACGGTCGTCGGGCTCGCCCGAGACGTCTCCGGGGTCTTCGCCAGATTGGGAGCGTTCATCGGCGGCGCCCTGGATGCCGCCTGGGAGGTGCTGAAGAAGAACGCGTTGCGGGCTGCCTTGGAGATCGTGGAGCCGTTCAACATTAAGCTGCTCGGCCATTCCCTGATCCCGGGGATGGACTCGCTGGTGAAGTCGATCAAGGGGAAACTTGACGAGACGGCCGCTCCCGCGAAGGCTGCGGGAGAGTCGATGGCGACCAGCTATCTGCTTGGCGCCCAGTCTCAGTTCGACGCGTTCGCTTTCCAGCTGCCGGTGCCGCAGAAGCCCGCCGGCTCAACGAACCGCAGTGTCGCTGTCAATACGACAACAACACCTTCGACGGGAACGGGTAAGGGCGCTGGGATCACGGCCGCGCAGCGAAACACATGGTTCGACGCGTCGATAAAGCGTTCACTCGACATCGTTGCTGACATCACGTCCGTGCAAGGACAGATCGCCGCGCTGAAGAAGGTGGCGGCCACGATCGTCGGCAAAATCTCCGTCACGAAAGACAAAACACGGCGGCTGAACCTGGGCGACCAACTTCGGGCCGTGCAACGGCAGATGCGCGGCCTCTACGACGGCGTCGCGACCGATTTGCAGGCGTCGCTCGTCGATCTGTCCGACAAGCTGAAACTTGCGGAGGCGAAGGCGCTCGGCACGGCCACGAACATCGATGACATTCGCGTTTACTTGGGCCAGTTGAAGGAGTTGCGCGGCAAGTTCGCGAAGGCGACGTCGGATGGGGTGCGGGCGCAAATCCAGTCGGCGATCAACTCGGTCAAGGACGCGCTCGCGGGGGTGTTGTCGTCGAACAAGGAGCTCGACCGGCTTGACAAAATCCAGTCTGGCAGGCAGGCGGGCAGGGCGCTCGAGGACGCGCAGGCGCAGATGCACGAGGCGAAGATGCTTGGCGGCCCGATCGGGATCAAGTTGGCGACGCGGGCGCTCGAGGACGCAAAGCTCGAGATGGCGCGAATGAAGGCGCAGGGAATCAACGTTGGCTTCTCGAAGCGACCCGGATCCGCGTTCCCCGACCCGGGCGGATACCGTCCGGCAGGCCCGACGACGATCACCGTCAACATTAACGGCGCCAACCAGTCTCCAGAGCAGATCGCGAAACAGGTGATCGCAGCGTTGCAAAAGAAGGGACGCCAAGGGGTGTCGCAGCACAGAGGCACCGCGGGCGGCATTAACCGCAACGCCGGAATCCCCGCCTAAATGGCGGCGCCGCAGGGAATCTGTGTTGCGTTGGACTCGAACACGCTGGTGGAGGCGCCTACGTGGAACCGTCTCGACGTCGACTACAAGGTGACGTCGTGGTCGATTGACCGGGGCCGCTCCTACGAGCTCGACAAAACAGGCACCGGTGTCGCGACGATCGACATCGTCGACACGACCGGAGCTTTCGACCCGACGAACACGGGCGGCACGTTCTACGGGAGGATCGCGCCGCTGAAGCAGGCTGCGATAGCGCTGCAGAATCCGCTCACGGCCGCCTGGTCGACGCTCTTTCGCGGCTTCATCTCGTCTGTCCAATGGGTGCCGTATGTGACGGAGCGCCATGCCAACGTCAGGCTCGAGCTCGTCGACGGGATGGCGATCCTGGGTGCAGCGGAAATGACCGCCGACGGCAACTGGGGCGACCAGGTCGTCGCCGGCGAAATCCAGTTTAACGAAGATCTGACGACCAACGCGGTGCAGACGAGGATCAACAAGGTTCTCGACCAGGCGTCGTGGCCGTCCGGGCTGCGGCAGATTTTCACGGGAAACGTGAAGCTGCAGCAAACACGTTATCCCGGTCGGTCGCAGGCTCTGAACGTGATCCTCGACGCAGCCGACGCCGAGTTCCCAGGCGTCTCGAACGTGTATGTCAACTCGACGGGCACGTTCGCGTTCCACGGTCGTCTCGCCCGTTTCGACCCGGACACGACGGCAACCTCGACAGCGTGGGATTTCACTCGCTGGTCGGCCGGCGACGTGACTGCTGTGTCGGCGGGCACGGCGGTGGTGCCGGTCTCGCCGCCTCTGACCGTCGTGCGCGATGACGCCAACCTATTCACGTCCGCGGTCGCAACACCCCAGAACATCGTTGACGCCGACGTGTCCGCGCTCGTCTCCACCTCTAGTTCGGGCCACACCGCCTACGGGATGCGTACCTGGTCGGCCGAGAACCTCGTTACCGCGGGCGGCACCGCCAACTCGTCCGCTACCGCGGTTTGCAAACTGTTCTCGAACTATTATCGCGACAACTATGCGACACCACGCACCCGCGTCGGCCAGCTGACGATCCTGCCGCAACGGCGAACCGGGTCGGTCGGGACGGCCACCTGGGCGATGATGTGCGGCGTCGACATCTCCGACGTCGTTCACCTGAAGACGACGCACTACAACGTGGCTGGGTCAGCGACCGGAGGCGGCTTCAACGACGACTTTTACGTTGAGGGCGTGCACTATGAGGCGGCGGGTCCGATCAGCGGGGGCGTCCCTAACGTCACCCTCACCCTCGATGTGTCTCCGACCGGCTACTACGGAACGAGCCCGTTCTGATGGCGAAACTCCATGCTGTTCACGGTCGCGACCACCGTCCGCAGGGATCAGATCCTCTCTACCCCGTGATGATGGAAATCAAGGTGACGTCCGACATTTCGGTGCTCGCGGTCGGCGACGGCCAGTTCATCTTCGCGTGCGGCTCCGACCTGAACGGCCTGAACGTGGTGAGCGCCAACGCTTACGTGACGACGCTGTCGTCGTCGGGAACGGTGGCGGTGCAGCTGCGGAACGTCACCGATTCCGTCGACATAATGAGCACGAAAGTCACGATCGACGCGAGCGAATACACGTCGTATACGGCCGGCACCGCGTCGGTCATCGACCTGACGAAAGACGACGTGGCGACGGGAGATCGAATCGCGATCGACGTTGACTCAGCCGGAACCGGAGCGAAAGGGCTCGGCGTGATCCTCGGGTTCGGCCGCTGAGATGCCTGCTCCTGCCAATGATGCGTTCGCGAACGCCACCGCCCTCGCGGACAACGGATCGCTCGTTGATGAGACGAACGCTTCGGCAACCTCGGACGGTGCGAACGATCCGCTCGCGAACGTCTATGGAACACCGTCGGTGTGGTACAAGATCACCGTTAGCGGCCCCGGCAACATCACTGCGATGACGTCTGCGCCGTCGTCGGGCACACCGGCTGGCGACACTGTGATCGGCATTTACGAGGGGTCGACGCTTGCGACCCTGGTCGAGCTTGGCGTCAACGAAGACGACGTAATCCACGGGCCGGCGTATTCGCGGCTGGTCGTCTGGGTTCCTGCCGCCGGCGACTACTACCTCGAAGTGACCGGATTCACGAACGCCGACGCCGGCACGTTCAACCTCGACTGGTGGATCGACTACTACAGCAATTCGATCACGACGTACTTCACGACGCTGCTGTCGAGCCTCAACATGGTGTGGCTGAGCGACGACACGCTGGGCGACCTCGGATTCTGGGCCAACCCATCAATGTACTCCATCCGATCCGTCCGTCTTTCGCGTGACAAGACGAATGTGTTCCTGACGCAGACGGCACGCACGACGAGCCTCTCACCATATTGGGATGAGCACGTGATCGTGCTCAACCGCTCCGACCTTTCGCTCAATTTCAAGTTCGGGAAACGGATTGCGTTGGGCGGCAACTTCGACACGTCGTATTCGGTCGGGCAGCTCGCGGAGGACTCAGCCGGGAACCTGTACGTCTGTGACATTCAGAACTCGCCGCAGGGCGGCTATATACGCAAGTTCGATTCGTCCGGCGCGTATGTGTCGACGTTCGGGTCGGTCGGCACCGGCAACGGCCAGTTCTCAGGAAGGTCGCCGTTCGGAATAGCGATCAACTCCCAGGACGAAGTCTACGTCGTAGACAGTGGAACCCCGCGACGTATCCAGAAGTTCGACACGGCAGGCACATACGTGTCGCAGTTCACGAGCGCAGCCTGGGTGGGCACGTCAACGTCACCCGACGGCGAACTGTTCTTCGACCCGGACGACAACCTGTACGTCACGAACGTTTCCGGATACAGCGTGTTCGACTCGTCCGACACGCTCGTCTACGAGGATCTGGCGTTCGGGAACGTGGGGCCTGGTGGCGACTCAACGAAATACGATTCCGCATCCGGCGTTGTTCTGAACCAGGCTGGCGACATCTTCATCGTCGACTCGAACAACAACCGTGTCAAATGGTACGACGGAGCTCATTCTTTTATCGGCTATGCGTCCTTTGACCCGGAGGGAACTGGAGCGACGCCGTGGTCGATCGACGTGTGGGAATTGGGCTTCGTCCCGCAAATCTACCGCTACGGATAGGAGATACGTTGGCGCTCACACCAACCCAAAAGCTGAACGTCCGCAAAGCAATGAGCGATTTCTGCCTGCGCGCCGAAAAACAGCAGCTCGCATGGCACTACTCGCGACAACGTCCGTTCGGTGGCTTCAACGTGCAGCCCGAGCAGCGGCACGTCAACGACTGCAGCGGCTACATCGCGCTCGTCTATGCGTGGGCGATGCACAACACCAGCACCTACATGGCCGACCCGCTGGGATACCGCTACTCAGGCTACGGCTACACCGGCAGCGAAATCACCTGGCTGCAAAAGCACGGCAAGAAACTCTCGGGGCCGAACTACCAGGTGGGCGACATCGCGATCAACGGCCACTCGGCCTCGAGCACCGACCACACGTTCATTTGCCGCAAAGCAGGCACCGCGACAACGTCCGTGTGGTCGTCCAACGGCAACGAACACTCGCCGAACCGAGTCACGTTGAACTACCATCCCGTGCCGCTCGTCGGCGTCTGGAGACATCCGTCGCTGCTGTAACGATGTAAACAACCATCAACAGGGTCGCGACGCCCAGAAGCGAGAGACGCATGGGTAACGAAAGGTCGTGACCACCAATGAAATTCTGGCACACCGAGTCGGGCAATTGGAAGCCGAATGCCGGATCGTGGAGGCGAAAGTCGACCGGCTCATATGGGCTCTCGTGAGCCTGTGTATTTCGGTGTCGGTCGCGACGATCGTGTTCGCGTTAACGACGGTAGGTTCCGGGTGACCAACCGAACGAAGCTGATGCTGATCGAAGCGTGCACGATCATCACGATCGGTGTGGTCGCGTTCACCGTCCTGTTCTCCGTCGTGTACGCGCAAAAGCTTGACTCGTCCCGGCGGGCCGAGCAGATCGCCGGCTGCGAACGAGCGAACCAGCAGCGCCGCTACATCAACGAGATCATCCTGCGGCAGCACCTCCAGATGCCGCCAATCGTGACTCCCATTTGCGCCGAAATCATCCATTGAAAGGAGCCCCGATGCTTTCGCTCGCCGACATTTGTCTGATCGTCATCGCCGTCTGCGCCGTCATCCTCGTCGTAGCCGGCGCCAACGCCATCTAAGGAGAAACCATGCTCACCAAGATCGCCGCACTCACCGGCATCATCACCCTCATCGTCCAAGGCGCCGTCCTGTTCGGATGGGACATCACCGCCGACCAACAAGCATGGATCACATCATTGGTCGTCGCTATCGGCGGCGCCGTCCACCTGTGGACGAACCCCGCAGTTCCGTTCGGCAACACCAACCCCTAGAACAAGGAGGCATCATGCCCAAGCCAGCCCCAGGAACAATCGTGAAAGCGAACTTCGGAGCAGGCGAAGAATACGCGTTGTTCGTCGAAGCCGACGACGACGGCAAAGACACACTCGTCGCACTAGGGAAGGGCGACAAGGTCGGCTACCGCGAACCCCAGGATCGTGACGAGCACGGCTCAGGCCGAACGTGGTGGACAGCCTAGCCCCATCGTCCATGCCTGACCAGTCAACAACCAGTTGGGATCTGACAGACGAAGAAGCCTGCATCTTCCAGCACCGGTATCGGCAGGCACGTCACGCCGGACTACTACCCGACGACGCAATGGAGTTCGCCCACTCGGACGCCGACGTGGGCGAACTCCGCAGGCTCGTCGCCGCAGGATGCCCCGCAGAACACATAGCCGCGATCGTGCTCTAGCCGTCCGACGATGCTGTGTTGCGCGTCTAGAAGCTCGAGCGCACGACGTGTCAGATCCGCCATGAGCCCTGAGATGTAGTCACCGCTGCTGAAAGTACGCACGTTGCGAGTGTTTGTCGCCGCAGTCATGTTGCGCCCCCCTTGTATTGCGTGTTCGTTTCGTGTATCTTCGCACGCA